CAACTTATGTTTGGATGGATCATTAGCTAGATATCCTTCCAGAAATTCTTAAAGTCAGAGCCGAGGCCGTTCCGGCTACCATCTCAACAAAATCTCCTGGGTCAAGCTCGAGTCCTGCCAGCTCAGGGAGGTTGTTGGTCTCATTGGCCAAGATCGTCCCATTGAAAAACTGGTTGTCCGTGCCTGCGGTATCTCCCGACTCCACGACATTGATCACTAACGTGATGTTAGCTCCAGTGGTTTCGTGGACAATGATCTTGTCGAAAATGGTCTTCACGCCAGAACTCGTATACTGAACAGTGGAAGAGTTCTCGATGTACTTTGGCTGGACTAATGTTGATACATCTATGCTCATGAAATAATTGCTCCGTCGCTGAATCTACGCCAGTTTGTCCCATCACTGTACGCGGGCACTGGGCCGCCGCTCTCATCGGGCACGAATATTAGTCTTCCACCCTTTGCCGCACTCGGAACATCGGCCACTGCAAAACTTGGAAGCTCAGGGATACCTTTAACGCTCGAAGCTCTGACAATGCTTGTCTTGGGCTCTAGGTCCATGGCTTTAAATCAAAATCACTCGTTACTTGCTGGCTAACCGGCGACAACCCATAATCACTTTTGGATATCTCTTGCCTTGGGCTTGTAGCCGCTAGCATGATGCTATCTCTCAAATTTGTAGGCAGCTGATCTAATACGCTTTGAGTTGAGGGTGTTAAAGTTTCTCCAGTGGAGATATTGATGATTGTCGATATCGTCGCAACATCATCGAACAATTTCTCGAACGCTCTTATTGCCCGCTGAGATGTCAGAAATTGTGAAAGCTCCTCTCGGGTTAATGAGATACTCACGCCGTTAAAGCCTCCAATCTCGCATCAAGCCGAATAAATGATAGCTTTTGATCGCTTGTTCCATAAAATCTCTGTATTCTCCAATTCCGCATCGAGCCTTGCTGTAACCATGTTAGGTTTTTATTTCTTCCTTCAGGCGTCATCATGCTAACAGCTTGGGCCATACTCCAATTTACTCCGTTTTGCGAGTATTGGGTTAAGACCTCCGAATTCAGATTATCTGTATCATCATTTGATATTGAGACTAATGCCAGCTCGTGGAATATCGCTCCATTAGCCTCATTGTAAACCAGGGGAATATTAAATCTCCATAATACTTCCACGCCCCAGTTTGACCCTTTGGAATAAGACATTCGCCCCAAATAATTGCTTTGGGTATCTCCACACCACCACTGATTATAAGCTCTTACAAAGCTTCTGCCTCTATATTCATCTGTGCTTGACAGTCCAGAATTAAGCTGGAACCACACGGGTGTCTCTAGCTTTTTAGATATGAGCTGATCATATACAAGTGTTCTATCCGGAAGATGGATGTAAACTAATTCATGCCCTGGAGTAATTCTTGATTCCACCTTGATAGTGGATAAAACAGACTCTGGATAGGCATTAATCAACAAATCTATTTCTTTGGTTGCGAGCCGATAAGCATTTCCTGCTTGGGCTTGCCATACTGTGATTTCTTCATTTCTTCCGCTGCCTACAAAGACAATCGTATCCAAAAACACGCAACAGGCATGAGTACCTACCACTCCATGCTGGATCTGTGCGCCCTCCACTCGCTGGAATGGGAAACCTGTGCCTCCTATATTCTCGAATATTTCTATGGTATTCCTGTTGAGCACGTAGGGCTCATTATGAACTTTGAGAAGAGCTTTAATGGGATCTGGATCTGCCTCCGATGACCCGTATTTGATGGGAGAAAAACTTGTTGGAGCACCTAATTCGGATACCGCAATAAACTCACCATCCGTCACCATGAAATAGCCATCCACCCAAATAACATCTAGTACCGTCCCTACATCCGGGTCTGTGACGTGAGTAAATGTACTGCCATCCCAATAGTATAGATTGCCACTAGATGCTACGGCGAGTTGGTCGAATGAATAATCCATTGAAACATATACACCGGCGCCAACATCCCCCTTAGTGCTTATCGCTCCTCCTGATGTTACGGCTACTAGCTTTGGCCCCAAAACTCGATATAGGATGTTATTCCACAATATTCCGCCACGGTCTTTGCCTGAGCCTACATCACCGAATTGCTCAATCCCTTCTGCAGGACGTAAATATCCGGAGCTTGCAGGTTGCGGTTGATATTCAGGCATTAAATTCATTGGATACGATTCTCGTAAGTCAGGGAGATCGTTAGAAAATATGCCTTTAAGAATAGATATCTGCATTAAATTGAGATCGTTGCGCCCAATGAGACTACTTTCCAATCTGTCCCATTATGCACGGCCAAACAAGGTGATCCTGCATCCCCATTAGTAACATAGATAATTTCTCCAACAGATCCTGTTGGAGCCGTTGTAACTGTATAAGTCGCTAGTTTGATATTAGTTAAAGCAATCCCTTCGATATATTCAATCAATACCGATGTGGCGCATCCTCTCAAATCTCCATTTGCGGTACCCCATACCTGGAATATATCCCCGGCAGATAATGCAGTAATACGATTAAGCTTGTTGAGGGTTGTCATGGCTAAACATAGGTTGCTTGATCATTATTAGTGACATATATATTTGTCCAATTAGTGCCATCGAAATAATATAATGCTATTAATCTTACTGCCCCACTATAAGTTGTTGGCTCCACAAAATGGCCCCCATTTGCAATCTGAGATCCTCCCTCGCCATTTCTTACAATAAGTTCTCTTCCGGAGGCGGACGTTAGTACATAATTAATCAGGAAGGTATCCCCACCGACAGCATTCGTATGGCTTAAATCAATATTGTGTGTGTATGTTCCGGCGCCTGATGCTGTAGTGACTATTTGAGTACGGGCATCTTCTCCAGGTATCAAAATGGTTGTTCCCGCCGCTGATATTGATTGTGTGTCTTTATCATCATATCTAAGTATGGAAATAGTAGCCGGATCAGTAGTGCCGGTGAACGAATATTTTTGAACTGATGCGGTGACTCCTCTTCTGCTATGCCGATCTAGCTGACATTCTGAGGAATCATTAAGATCTATCCATATTTCTATGTTATGGAAGAATACTTGATCAGCAAGAATCCACTGACAATTGTCTGCATAGATCCCTTTTGTTAACTCAGCAGAGCAGTCGATATTCGTCAAGGTAATCCCATTACTATCGGATAGGGCGATGGCTTCCCTCCTAGTTGCGCTGGTTACCAGTGAGCCATGCTCTGTGTTAAAATTTGATACGTTAATCTTTGAACTGTCTGATATTTCCAGCCCAATCCATGATCCTGTATGATCAAAATAATTATCCGATCTATAGGCGGAACAATTAACCATATTTAGTTCCGGACGATTGCTAAATACAAAGCCACGGCTGTTATTATTGGTGTGTACATTAGACAAAAATCCACCTGGTTCGCCCAAGGCATTACTTGTTTGCACACCTATCCAGCCGTTGATAAACTCGCAATTTAATAGATAAAACCCTTCAGTACCATCTCCTATATTGACCCCATTGCGCACACTTGATGTGTTTGTGTCGATAATTCCTACAGCTATATTACCCGTCGTGCCGGTTAGCTGTATGCCTACGGTATTATCTTGCCCAGTATCGTCATTATTGGGATTATATGTGCTATACATGTGTACTCTATTGATTACCCCTCCCCGGGTATCACCAATATTAATCCCTGTCATCCATCCATAATTCGTAATAGTCAGCGAGGAATCTGAGTCTCTGAATAACACATCATTAATAAAATAGTAGGGCCGCCTATTTGTATAGATCGTAGCCCCTGTGGGTGACACTATGCCGCTATTTCCAATGGAATCTAGAGCAGCCATGGCGAAGCCACTGAATGATGTAGTAAGATAATTTCCTGACCCAGGGTCTATAATATTAAACCCATCTTTACCGGTCATGCCCGACCAGGTAAAAACGGTAATGTACGATCCAGCACCTATAATTGACGTTCCCATGGGCACATCAATAGTATCCGTTATCAGATAATTACCTGGAGGAACATATATACTATATCCATCAGCGCCATTAATAGCGTCTTGTATGGCTTGAGTATCATCGGTTATCCCATCACCGACAGCGCCAAAATCCTTCACATTAATGACTATGATTTCCGATATAGTAGGCTCATCTATGTAGGTTTTAAGTACAGATGCCGCGCATCCTTTCAGGTCTCCGCTTGAGGTATCCCATATTTGGAATATATCTCCAGATGCTAATACAGAGATACGGTTAAGCTGATTGAGCGTGGTCATGGCAGGTCGTCCATTGTCCCATCACCTGTAAATATCTCTTCAGGACTCGATGGCGTTGGAAAGTAATTTTTCCCGTATCCCCAGCGGTTGTTTCCGGCCCCATATGGTAATGTATTTGGAAACTGCCTTTCTCTAGGTAGAGCATTTCGCGCTAGCATGGCCTTGTAACCCTCCCGTGCTGCTATTCTTAAATCTCCCGGAGCTTGTTTGCCGATACTGGGCGCTAATCGAACTGCAAGATTTTTATAGATCGCCGATATGGCCCAATCGGGGATATTACTATCATCATCCAAGTCATTGTTTTGAGTGTCAGAGATAGGGTAGGATAATTCTATACCATATGAATTCCATTCTCCCACTAATGCATCTAGTTGATACTTTGCCACCAATAATTGGGCATCGGACAGAGTATAGGCAAATGATGCATAGCCCAATTCGTTGAATGCTTGGTTGACTATTTGTCGTTTTGTCCAGCTCATGTCAGGATTCGAGGTTGGCCGTATATTGCAGATATATTTCCCCGGCCGCATCATAAGCTAGCGATGAATTAGACCCTCCCGTACTGGGGAAAGTTATAAATAATACTTGATCTCCAGATGTCAACGCCTTGACAAAGGATGATGCTGGAATAGTTATGTTTTTTAGCCACCCTATCAGTACCGAGGTGGTTGTAGGCACGGTGACTGGAAATCCATCAAATAGTAGGTTTCCTGCACCCGTGCCCCCGCTCCAAGCTAATCTGACTGCTACATTGAGAATATTCCCCTTTCTCGTATATGTTCCCTCCTGTAGCGAGTAGGTAGCTGTGCCTGGAGTCGAACTACCTATGACTGTTGGTAGAAATGTCCCTTCTTCGTAGAAATCATTTGGGAAATCGTAAGATAGTTGATTCGACCATTCGTAGTTATCACTACCAGATGCTCCATATGCAACATCTTTTTCGACTACTGTCCCGGTGGCTTCATGCAACAGGTTTCTCGAAACTCTATTTCTAACCGCGAATGCTCCGCTTAATAAAATCATCGCTTTGAATAGGTTGCTAGCCGCACCATTCAACCCAGCTGAATTCCCACTAATTACACAATCCGAAGGAAAATCAATGTTAAATGCATAATAAGTATTATCAGTATCCAGAGTCTCGCTCGTTACTTGATTGTCTATGACGTTGACCCTTGTAAGACTAGTTAATACCACCGAGTCTCCCGTCGTATCACCAACAACATTATTGGTTATTATCCCATCTAAGGCATCATCAAAAACAATCCCATTTGTGCAATCCTGCACTCTATTCTCGCTTAAGATAAATCTCTGCATTTTGAGCGTGTAAATTCCTCTATCGCAATCTCTTACAAAATTATTAGTGATGATTAGGTCATGTTGACCATTTGTAGCATGATGCGGATATATACCATAGGATGTTTCATCATCTGATCTAATTCCCTCGACAACGTTGCCTGTAATGACGGTATTGCGCATATCGCTATCGCCAGCCGGATCGCCGGAGTCAACTTTGAAGGTTATGCCGTTGCCACCACTTGCCAGGGATACGTCACGCCTCACAATATTATTACTAATCACAGTATCAACCATATTCCGAATCCAGATACCGTGCCCAGAGTTCCCCGAAGGGGTTGTGTTATCCGCTTCTACGCCATTGTTATAGGCTGTATTGCCATCAATAACCTCTCTGGTACATCCTGCTGATCCGAATCCATGGGATCCATTATTGTGGGCAAAATTGGCCGTAGCGGAAACATCTACGCAGTCATAGAAATTGAACCCATAATGATTATTATCATGTGACTCACATGCCACCACCGATACTCGAGTAGATTGACCAAAAACTAATCCGATAGCAAATGTTGATCTTGTTGGATATCCTGCGCTCTTTGTTTCAACCCCCGAGATATCTAAATTATCACAATCATTTTCAAATGATATCGCATGATTATTGCCTGCACTGTCATCTGTCTGATTTAGCCGATTGCCGTCTACGGTAATATCTTTGATATAAATATTTTCCTTATTATTTGCGTAGAGGACCGCCTCGTCTGTCAAATCGGTAAAATCCGCATGGTATAAAATAGACTTTCCCTTTCCGGCTCCTTGAAGATATGTGTTTGAGCTTAGATAAATTGTGTCAGAGATGATATATGTTCCAGCTGGGATATAAATATCACCGCCATATGTTGCAGCAGATTGTATCGCGATAGTATCGTCCGTAACTCCATCCCCAACAGCGCCAAAATCCTTAACACTCACATTCTCTTGCAATTTGCTAACGACAGTTCTATCAACTGCGCCAGTTTCACCTTGATTATAAATATCACTTTCAGGATCTACTTCATCCTGCGCATTTCCCCAATACAAAGCGCTTTCATGGGCATCTAACCTGTATTTGGTTTTCTCGGAGAGAATTCCGGATGAATAAAAAGTATTTTCGGCTATTTCGCTTATTAATTTGTCCTTTTCGGCGAAATTTGGAGCCCCAACAATTTGATAGAGCTGCCATTCCGATTCACTTCTGGCAAATAATTGGGATCCGGATTCAACGGTGATTTCGAGGCTTCCGAAGGGATATATTTTTGCCATGTTTACTTACGATCCAATTCGTTGAATGCTTGATTCACTATTTGGCGTTTTGTCCAGCTCATATGCTATTGCACCACATATGCCCCATTAAAACATATATCAATCAATACGTTGTCTGCGGTCGAAGTATTGTTAAACCGCATCACAAGGTTGCCGCCAGTAACAAATAGTCCTGTTGCAGTTATAACTCCGGCACCCCAAGCTATAATTGGCGTGGTGCCGTCCGTTAAAGTTGTGCCATCCCATATTACATTATAGGTTGCACCTCTGAATTTTGTATCCGTTGCAGCAAGATTTGCCGTTATCTTTCCGTCAAGCCTGTCTGTAGACCCCAAAGGACAGATAATATAATCATTCGAACCATTTGGTATCGATTGATAATCGAATATCACATCAAAATTATTGGCGCATACCGCCCCTTGGTCGACTGCTATTAATTCGTCGCAGTTGTAAAATGTATTGTGACCAAGTATACCGCCTTTACCCGAAACAATTTCAACCGCGGTCGGGCATTCTCTAAAGCTGTTACCGTGTATAGATGATCTTATTTCTCTCGGCCGAATTCCGATAGTGCAATTAGTGATGATATTACCGGTTACTTGGGTATCTAATAAATCTTCCGGCAACCTTATACCATTCTCGAAATTATAAATGACATTTCCGGATATGGTTGCATTCGTTGCAGCAGTGACGCCTACGGCATCATATATAAACCCTATGGCATATTCTCCGGCGGTGGCATCCCCTGCAAATATATTACCCGTAATGGTTATATAATTATTTGGGCTATCCGGACCACCAACACTATTGTTTATGGCAAATATCCCTGACCCTCCAGAAGGCTCGAAATAATTATCCGCCACAATGATATTGTCCGATTCTTCAAGATGAATACACTCGTCGCATGTGCCCTTAAACGTTGAATTGGCCCATTTGAAATTGTATCCTCCGGCGCATCCAGTTAAATGGTCTCCAGATGTAATGGCAGTGTCATATGTGCATGTATCGAATGTCCAGTTCTTGCCTTCACCATTAGGCGTATTAAACGTGGCCGGTCGGTAAAAGTTCTTGATAATGGTATTTAGCCATTTCCAATTATTATGGTTCGTTGTTTGAGAATTTGATTTTAAGAATAGCCAATTGATATTCTCAAAAGTACAATTTTGTATTAGTGCGTTGCTTGAATTGCTCGAGGAACTTGCAATAAAAACATTAGGTTGCCAATTACTGCCATCCCCGCCACCATCATATTTGATGTCATTGAGTATTATATTGTCTCCGCTTGGTTTGTATAAGCTGTAAACAAAATTACCTGCGCCTGTAAATTCTATCGTGAGTCCTTCGAAGGCGTTATTCCCGGCTAGAGTAAATAACTCAGTCTGGGCTAGTGCGGATCCGGAAATTTGCAGTGCAGTAGATCCGCTGCCTTCTCCCACGAATGAGGTGCCGTCTGAAACTTGTATACCTGAATCTATGGTTATCGTATAGGTACCGGACGGAATGAATATAGTTTTGCCGGTTGCCGCCGCGGAAGTGAATGCTGCTATATCATCCGTAACGCCATCGCCAATAGCGCCAAAATCCTTTACGCTAACTATCTCTTGCAACTTACTAACAACTGTTCTGTCAACCGCGCCCGTTCCGCCTTGATTGTAGATATCGCTTTCAGGGTCTACTTCTTCTGAAGTATTTCCCCAATACAGAGCGCTTTCATGCGCGTCTAATCTGTATTTCGTCCTCTCGGCAAGGACCCCAGATGAATAAATGGCATTTTCTGCAACTTCGCTTATCAATTTATTCTTTTCGGTAGAGTTCGGAGCTCCTACGATTTGATAAAGTTGCCATTCCGATTCACTTCTTGCATATAATTGGGATCCAGCTTCTACGGTAATCTCGAGACTGCCGAAGGGATATATTTTAGCCATTATTTGCGCCTCTTTCTCGCAACACCTTTAATTGTGCCCTTGTTCTCTGATGCGTAAAATATGCGCTCGCCTTTCTTGGTGCCGTATTCCTTTTTGAACTTACGCTTGAGCATGGCACCTTTTTTCGTCAATGGCATAGATCACCTAAATAAATGAATGAGAGATACGGTTATCTGAGTTACGGTCACTACGACAAAGCCGGCGCCCATGACCCAAGCTATTCTGAGATTCAGCTTATCTACGGATGCCTTTAAACTGGCCACTTCGCCACTCAATAGGGTGAATCGTTGGGCGTCCATAGTTTCGTGTTTGTTTAGTGCCATGGCATGATTAGCCAGAGCTGTCGCGAGTTTGGCTATCTCGATTGCGTTGTCGCCCGGATTCGCTGGCATCTTCCATTGATCCCGTTAATGTATCGATTGTATTTGCGGCATACTCAGGTATTCGCCGTTTCTGCCGCATATCTTATCCTACACGCACTAGGTCAAACGTGGTGGCCGCCGTCTTGATGAGCAGGTATTGCCCACCAGTATTGATGACTGCCCCGCTGCCTACCAATGTGACATCGGTACCCCCTGATATTGTGGAGGTATTCGATGCATGGTTGCTTGCATGGTATAGCGCGATGGCATTGCCCACTGCCAAGTCGGGGAAGGCCGCAGCTAGCTGAGTTCCAGTTCTGGTAGTGCAAGTTACAGCACCGCCTGAGGCATCCTGGAAGATGACTTGCGCCCGATGTTGAGCGTCGGTAAGGGTTGCGGTATCGGTTATTGCGTTTCTGGCAACGTTCAGCGCAAACGCGTTAGCGCCAGCGACACCACCCAGCTTTGTTACACCGGGCACTCCAGCTGTTCCGCCAGCTGATGTTCCACCAGCGCCATTCACCAGGGATATGGTTCCACCCGCTCCGCCGTCACCGGTTCCAGCACTTGCCGCACCACCTGCTCCAGCGGTAAAGGTTAGATCGCCACCAGCACCACCGGCATGTGCTCCGGTTGAGTTAGTTGCGCCACCTGCGCCACCCGTTACCGAAACTGAACCGGCAGCACCACCTACTTGACCCGTTGCTCCGCCGGTATTCGCGCCACCTGCTTGCGACTGCACGACTATTGCACCGGACGCTCCTCCGGCCACAGCCGCCGCACTCGCAGCCCCGGCACCGGATTGTAGCGTCACCGCACCTGTAGCTGACCCGCTTCCCGCAGTAGTTGTTCCAGATGCGACTGTAACCGTACCGCTAGCCCCGGAAGTCGATCCGCCGGCACCCGAGGTTATCGATGCTGCTCCGCCGACTCCTGTTGCGCCTGGAGTACCGCCTACTAGTGAGATAGCTCCACCAGCGTTTGCAGCCGTGGAGGATGTTCCACCAGTTACCGTTACGGCTCCTCCCTGAGCGGCAGATAATCCATTGACATTCAGCGGATCATCGGTGCCCGTTACGTCGGAGATGCCCTCGGTGACAACGGCATTCACTCCAATTTCATAGACAACATCAGCCTCGGAAGCTTCTAGCCTGACGCTAGTCGTGCTCGAGAATGCGGCGGATATGTACTGTTCGCCGGGAGTAGTCGTGGCTTGCAGTACGTAAATGGGAGGGTAGTTCGGATAGGCTTGACGGTGGTAAATCTGCACTTCCGAATCGGATAAGATGGCCAGTCTGGAACCTGATGCAACATCGGTTGTAACCTGGCCAAACGAATAAATTATAGACATGTCTTTACCTCGTTAAAGGCCCCATGTAGGGGCCATATTGACCAGTTTAGGTTTGACCCCAGATGATGATGCCTGCCATTTCCGGTTGAGTCATGACCACGCCCCAGAAGGCGTCGACGCGGAACTTGGTTTTGCTGGTGTCAATGTCGAACTGCTTTTGCATCACCAACTCAATCCCTTGGTCCGTGGTGCCACGCATTACAGCGGCTCCTGAATCGGTCGGCACGGCTAAGCGGGCTGGCAAGAGTTCGATACCATCGGCGCGCCAGAAGCAGTTAATATCCGCTGCAGCAACGTTGATGTAGTTGATCGAGGCCGCAGCACTTGTAGCTACTACTTCGCAGTTCTGATACATCAACTCGGCCTCGGTTCCACCTTGGCCCGTAATTAGAGGCGGGCTGATGGTCATTGTGGTGCCGCTGTCTACGCTCACGACCCGAAATGTTTTCAATTGCCCGGTCGCGCCTTTAGTGATGTGATGCACTGATTGAACATCGTCAATTGTGAAGCAGTCACCAGCGACAACGCTAGTCGTGTCTGACACTGTAATCTGTTGATATCTGTTATCAACATTGCTGCGCTCACCAGTGGCCGCAACACTCGTGGCTACTGGGGTGTAGTATTGACCACCTGCGCCAGCGGTTGTGTCGATTGTGTCGCCAGCTCCGGCGGCTACGGCAATGCGATTGGCATAGTCCATTTTGTAGGTGCTGAAACCTGCCACCTCACCCACATAGGAGCGCTCATAAGCAGCCGTTGGTTTGCCGGTCATAGTCTGCCGCTCAGCTAGGTTGCTCGCCAGGCCATTGTAGGAACGCGAGGACAAGGCTAGATAGCGGTTATCCATCATGATGCCCTGCTCGTTCAAGACAGCGTCGGCTACGGCAACGTCGGCATAGGTCCCGGCAGCGGTGGCAATGGGTACCACTAAGGTGCCTTGCTGACTGGCTACGTTCAAAACGGAGACATTGATATCACTGGCCAGCTTTTGCTTTGCGGCCATGCCGAGGCGATTCTCCTGGAGTGCGTCGCGCAGCTCCAATGAATCCATGATCCAAGGCGATGATTTCAGGTATCCCAGGGTAGCGGGGACAGAGAGTTGGGTTTTGTCGTTGAAATTAGCACTTTGATCCAGGCCGTCGAAAGATCTGGCAATATAGGGCATTGGTCGCCATATGACATCACTTTGACGCTCGGCTTCAGTCATACCCATCGTATATTTTGATACCATACGGGAGAGTACTAAGGCATCGTTGAACGCTTCTAAGAGCGTTTCAAACGCTACCATTTCAATCTTATTGAAGGAATTTGACAATGTAGTTACTCCGAAAAAAGTTATAGACAAACACTTTCTCAGGTAACTGACCTGGGGCCGATTGCCGGTTACTCGACCGACGGCGGGAGGGGTATAGCGGTGTAGCGGCTCGCCTAGGTGGCGGTATTTAGAATTATAGCAGAATCAACAAACTATGCAATTTACTGTTTCTATTGCCCTTTCATTAAGAATTTGCATTCTGGTTTTAATATATTGGTTATACGGCTTCAAGTTCCAACACCTGCTGCGCTATCCTCCGCTCTGCAATTGCGCAGTATTCCGCGTTGATCTCGAAGCCCAGGAACCTGCGCCCCAATTCCTTTGCTGCCTTTGCCGTGGTTCCGCTTCCGCTGAACGGGTCAAGAACCAAGTCGCCTGGGTTGCTCCATGTGGCAATATGGTCACGCGCCAACGCGAACGGGAAAACTGCAGGGTGTTCTCCTCTCTCAGGAGGTACAATCCACCAGTTATTTCGCCGCGAAAAGTCGGCGCTTACGGTACGACGCTCTATCTTGTGTTCTCCATTCGCATTGCGCCGACCAACTCCGCTTTTGTCTTTTCCTGCTGAAAGGTTTGGCTTGTCGCGCAGAAGATTTACCGCTTTCGGCAATCCTTTTGAAAAGACAAAAACAAATTCTGTGTTTTGCGTATAGCACAGTTGGCTACCAATCGCGCCGCCTCCATCTTTTATCCAAATCATCGTGTCGTGCAAGTTTAGTCCCAGACGTTTGAAGTGCAGCGCCTGTTCCATGCTTGTGCCGGTTTCGCTTCCATCCTCCGTCGCATCTGCCACCACCCAAACAATCACCCCGCCAGGCTTCAGCACGCGCTTTAGTTGCCACGCAACACCGAAGAAATCCCAGGAGTGTCCACCGTATGCGCGCAGAGAATCGTATGGAGGGCTCGTCACCACCAAGTCAATGCACTCTCGCGGCAGTTGCCCGAGCAAGTCGCAGTTATCGCCGCAGTGAATCTTGTTAAGCTCCAACATCGCCCCTCCGTCGTATTAGGTTTGGCATTGGTGTCAGGCTCGTTGATCACTTTGCCTTTAGCCGCTGCCGGTACTGATGGACCTTGGTAAAGTCTCCAGTCTTCGAGGCCTCTTCTCGAAGTCTTTCAAGCGTGGCATCAGACCCTCCGCCTGACTTCGGCGTAGATCCTGATGAGAGTGTCTTTTCTGGCGGAGGCGGAGTTTTCTTTTTCACTTTCAGTTCCTGTTCGAGTGATTTAAGCGCGATGGCAAACTTAATTGGATCTTGTATTTTCGATAGATCCCTGGCCTTTGAAGTATTTTTCCCGAGGGCATAGATCATGAGCGCCGGGTTATCGCTATAACTTACAACGATACTTTGCTGGGGTACCGATAAGATTTCCGTGACTAATGCCTCGGAATCCTCGTAATCGTCTACTTTCAGGGTTTTCTTTTTCTCCTGATACTCGCTCAGCTTCCCCTGCCATTCTCTTTGCTCTTGTTCCTTCTGGCGATTCTTCTCCGATTCCTCGGCATCTACTTGGCGCTTGGCTTCGTACCATTGATCTAGGGCTTGCTCATATTGATCAGCATCATAGTCATACTGCTCGAGTTTTGGCTTTGGTCCTAACTTAGGCTTTGGAGCGGTTAAAGCTTCGAGCTTTTCTTTGAGTTCCCGATTTTCCTGAACTGTTCTTCTGTGCGACTTACGGAGATCTCTTACCCATTCTGGGGCTCTTTCCTCTTCTGGAGGCTCATCGCCGAAGACATACTTTTCAGCGCTAGTTTCCTCAGGAGTTTCTGTTGTATCTTCCTGTCCCTTATCTCCCTCGACTTCAGGTTGTTCTTGATCTGATTCAACATTTTCTGCGTCATCGGTCTCTAGTTCCAGTTCTTCCTGTATTTCACCCATTGTTTCCCACTCCTACGTGCGGTCCTAACTTATCCACTATTTGCGTGATCTGCTCAACATCTTTCCGATCGACCTCGGCAGCCTTGGCTGCGGTCTCCACTCTGACCTGGTCGGTTTCTGCCTGTACCTTTAATGTATCGACTTGTGCCTTTACGGACTTGGCTTGCTCATTCTGTGCGGCCGCCTGGAGGTACTGTGTTTGTGCATCCGGTGGCTGATTCGCTTGTGCCTGCGCTTGGGATTGCATTTCCTGCAGCTCTTCTTGGGTTGGCTGCAGGATGCCTAGTTTGACCAATTTATTGTGCATATACTCTCTAATCTCTTGCAAGCCCTCACCTTCGATATTCATTAGCGCGATGTTGGTTAGCACCTGCTTGGTCTCTGGATCCTCAACATATTGCATCATGTTCTGGACTTGGCGCAGTGTAGCCGTCCTCTTTGTGCTGGTTGTTGGACCAACTTCCACGTGCACCTCATGCTTCGCCTTGCTCAGATCATTTTGGTATTCGACTTCTCCGGTTTTCTGGTTGACCGAGGGTTTCATCAGTTCGATCTGCGTTGGACTGCCATCTGCCTGCACGCCTTTTAACTTTCGACCTTCCTCTACGTAGACGTCTTTTGCCATGCTCAACCAGACCTCGCCGATGCGCTTCATAGTACGAGCGAAGTTTGCGATATAGAGATAGCTTGGAGTATCGATTCTCGTGGCGATCAACTCGGCGGTTTGCGTACTGATATTCCCCGCCATCTGCTCGTTATCCTGGAGATTCCATAGAAGAGCATTCAAATTCTGATCAGTGATCTGCAGTAATGCGGCTAATGCAGGTGGAACTTGCGGCGGCTTCGTATAAGCGACCGGCCCTAGCGGTTGCTCCTGACCATTGGCAT